CTTGAATACTTTTATTTGATAATAATTCTTCTTGACTAGTTGACGAAGTTATTTCTGTTTGATCGTCTTTTTTTGCTGCATTTTGTAATGGTGCTTTATACTCTGGAGATGCTTTTACAGTTTCAGGAGTAACATTAGTTTTTGTCATTAATGTTGTTGCCGCATTACGACTATCTGTTTTAATTGTTTCTAATCCTTGAGGACCATATATTTTAACAGCATCATTATAGTGTTTTAATTTTGTAACTTGCCCATTAGAATTAACTGATATTATTTCTCTTCTTGTTCCACCTATATCAAAAGACTGTCCTGTAACTTGATTTACCAAACCAGTTGATATTTGTGGACCTATAGTATAAACAATTCTTTCTCCTGTAAATGGATTTACAGAGTATTGAGTCCAATTTTTTCCAGGTACAGGTTGATGGGTTGATCTAAAAAATCCATTATTCCCATCTCTAGCCCATCCTGGTGGAGGTGGTGGTATGAATGGTGGTGGTGGTATGGCCATTAAAAATTCTCCATATAGAGAAATTATATTTTACCTATGATATTGTATTTATATGCCTAATTCTCGTTCTGTGATAATTTTAAATTCCAACATTCTATCTTCACACCATTCTTGCGCTGCTTTCCATTTGGCACAATTTTTTTCATAAGTTAGTGCCTCAGTAATTAAAGTTTGTTTTTTCTTTTTACCTGGAACTGGTGGTTTTGTTTGACGAAGTGGTTTAATTTCAATGATATATTTTTTAATATTTCCGTTACTATCTTTTACTTTCACGTAAGCATCTGGAAAGTATCTTCTTATTTTTCCTGTAGTTGGATCGAGATATGGAATAAAAAATTCTTCAGAACCATACTCTAAAATATTTTCATTGCGATCACACCATTGTAAAAACTTTAATTCCCAAGAAGATCTGTAAATAATATTTCTAAGATCTCCTCTGTATTTTTCTGGGTTTCTTGGGTTAAATTTTCCTTGGTGATATTTTTCTCGCATACATATTATATAATCAATAATATTTATATATGTCTACCGGGGCAGTCGCACCATCAACATATTCAATATCACAAGTAAAACATAGGTTAATGCAACCATCATTAACCTCTTATTTTCATTGCTATTTTAATCCCCCATCTGAAGTACAATCGCAGTTAAAAGCAAATCAACTTAATACTGATGATTGGAGTGAAAATTTATTGATTACTTGTTCAGATGCGAGTCTTCCAGGTTCTACTTTGGCTACTAATGATTTAAACAATGATTTTACTGGAGTTACTCAAAGACATGCATACAGAAGATTATATGACGATAGAGCAGATTTTACTTTTTATGTGAATAATAAATATACCCAAATTAGAGTCTTTGAAAGTTGGTTAAGATATATTGCTGGAGAACAATTATCTTTTGATAGTAATAGTCCAAATAGAGCTCAGTTTTATAGAGCACAATATCCCAATAAGTATAAAACCGAGATAACAATTACTAAGTTTGAAAGGGATATATCCAATTCAAGATCTAGAAATAAATCTGGAGCATTAACTTATACCTTTGTTAATGCATTTCCTGCTGCTATAAATTCAATGCCAGTTTCATATGATTCGTCACAATTACTGAAATGTACAGTATCTTTTTCTTACGATAGATATTTTGCTTCATATAATGGAATTGCAATAAAAGAATCTATTAGTCCTCAAACTCCAGAAGCGCAAGCATCACAAAATCAACTTGCTTTCGAAAACGTTCCATTTAAAACTATTGCCTTTACTGATCCAAATCTAAACTTTAACATTGCGCCATCACAATTTAATTATTCTCCAGGTACTATTTCAAATACTCAATTTGAAGGTGAAGAAATTATAAATGCGACAAAAGTTAAAATGGTTGAAGAAGGACTTCCTTACGTGGGAAGAAATGTTGGACCTATTTCTAGATTCTAAAAAAAGAGGGTCTTATGACCCTCTTTTTATTAATTTGGTGTTGGCAGTTCTACCTCTAGATTATTAAGGAAATTAAAAACTAAAATACTTCCTCCACAAATAAAAAGAGTTGTAATTAGTACGGAAAATATAAACCTAGTCATTATTTTTTTTAAGACTCTGAGAAAGACCAATAGCACTGACAACACCAGTTAGACCATAAATTCCACCCCAAAGACCAAGCCAAAGAGAATTGTTGCGGTGAATTTGTGAAATTTCTGGGGAAGTTTTGTGATACTTATATGCAGCATCATATTCTTGAACATACCAAACGAAACAAGCAGCAGTTGCTGTGGTGGTAACCGTCAGAGCAGATGCCAGATAAAAATTGAGAATGTGCTTCATGTGATTGATTGATTACCTAGTTATTATAGTGCAGTAATGTCAAGTTTTATGCCCTTAGTGGACACTTTTTAATCTGTCTACACTACATAAATAAAGTACCTGAACTGTATAGGAGATTATGCCTTTACCAAAAATTGCTACGCCCACTTATGAGTTGGAATTGCCCTCAACCGAAGAAACTATAAAATATAGACCCTTTTTAGTTAAAGAAGAAAAACTTTTAGTTATTGCATTAGAATCTGAAGATACTAAACAGATTACTACTGCAATTAAAACTGTAATCAAAAATTGTGTAGAAACAAAAGGTATTAAAATAGAATCTCTTCCTACTTTTGATATTGAATATTTGTTTTTAAATATTCGAGCAAAGTCTGTTGGAGAAGAAATTGAAGTTAGTGTTATCTGTCCAGATGACAATGAAACTTCAGTTACGTTAAAAATTAATGTAGATGATATTAAAGTTCAAAGAAATGATAAACATACGAATAAAATAAAACTAGATGATCATTTGATGATGGAAATGAAATATCCATCATTAGATCAATTTATTAAAAGTAACTTCGATATGTCTGATAATAATGCAATGGAGCAATCGTTTGAATTGGTTGCTTCTTGTGTTGATAAAATTTATAATGAAGATGAAGTTTGGGCTGCAGCAGATTTTTCTAAAAAGGAATTGATTGAATTTTTAGATCAAATGAATTCTTCTCAATTTAAAGAGATAGAAAAATTCTTTGAAACAATGCCTAAACTTTCACATACAGTTGCTGTTAAAAATCCAGTTACTAACGTTAAGAGTGAAGTAGTTCTAGAAGGGTTATCTAGTTTTTTCGTATAGGTATGGTCCATATGGACCTGGAAAATTATTTTAAATTAAATTTTTCTTTGATGCAGTATCATAAATATTCATTGACAGAAATTGAAAATATGATACCTTGGGAAAGGGACATTTATGTTGAACTTCTCAAGCAGCATTTAGAAGAGGAAGAGTACAAACAACAAGCGGAACAACAAAGTAATGGCTGGTAATCCACCAAATCTACCTACAGAAAATATAGATGAGGTAATTTTAAGATTACTAGCCTTAGAACCCAATGAAGTTGATGAATTAGATTATGATTCTTATCGCCAATATTTAAAAGAACTTTTAGTTGAAATTACTTCAGCAAGAAGAAAAATAGGTGATTATGAATTTAGGATGATAAAAGATGAGTTTAAGAGAGTAAGAGGAAAAAAAGGAAGATTTAGAATTAAAAATAAAAAGGCAAAAATTAATTCAAATAATTTTGCGGTAGGAGGAATTCGCAAACAAATTAAAGGCGCTCAGCAAAGAATAATGCTAATGCCCGTAGGTGGAATTCCGAAGAGTGATAAAGACGTAAAGCAAAAAGTAGAAAAAGTATCTAAAAATAATGATAATCAATCGTTAATTAATATCGATAAAACATTAGATTCCATATTAAAAACTTTAACTGACATAAACAAAGAAGATAGAAAACAAGCGGATAAAGATAGAAAAGAAACTGAAAATAAAAAAAGAAGATCTAGAGAAAGTGCTTTAGAGTCCAAACCAGTTTCTGCTTTAAAAACTGCGATAGGATTAATCACTAAACCCTTTCAATCTATTATTGATAAGATCATTAATTTTGTTGTTATGACTCTTCTTGGAAGAGCAATGGTTAAATTAATTGATTGGGTTGCAGATCCAAAAAATAAAGATAAAATAAAAAATATTATAAGATTTTTTAAAGATTGGTGGCCTGCACTTTTAGGTGGTTATATTTTATTTGGAACTGGATTTGGGAAAGGAGTTAAATTTTTAACCAAAGTTGCTCTTAGTGGCATTGGTAAGATAACAAAATTACTACCACTACTTTTAAAAATTGCAAAAAATCCATTAGCAATAGGAGCTGGATTATTTACTTTTGGTGCTTGGGGTCCAAAATTATTTCCTGGATTGGTAAATGATAATAAGAAAGTTCCAACCGTAAAAGCTTATGGTGGAGGACACGCTAATTTTGCAAACTTGTTTAGTGGATTAGTAAAGGG